TGGGTCAATCCAATGCAATCGGTTATTTGGGTAAGCGATAAACGGCCCTGACTCCAATTTGATGATGTGATGGTCTTTGGATTGGTCGCTGACCTCTGACCAGCCCCCGTTGTGCCAAAACACAGAGAACACATATACGCCCGGTCGCCATACCCCGTCCCTGCCCCTAGCGCGGACGCGGTGACCCCGCAGGAACTCCATTTCCCTGACCTCGGCATGGCGACTGAAGGAGTCCCACCAGCAGACGAGTTCTAAAGCCATTGGAGGGCATGGCTTGCTAACAAGGGCATGGATAGGCACCCTTGCCCATTGCGCCCCACAGGCCGCCATAACGCTAAACATGGGTACTCGGGCAGGTTCAGCCCGGAATCCAAAGATGGTGCAGGGGGTAAATTCCCCGCCGCCCGTCTGGTGGTCATATAGGAATTCGTTGCGGATGTACGCCGGGGTGTAGGGGGTATCTACTACGAAGGTCACAGTAGTCCCTCCCTGTTGAGTTGTGCGAGGGTTCGCGCCATGCCCTCAAGATGCAACAGGCGCACATAATCGCGGTCGAGGTCGGTATGCGCTCGACGGTCGATAGCATCGTGGCAAGACGAACAGGCCCACGCCCCGAGGATGTCGGGCGACTTCATGCCAATCCCAGACACCCCGGCAAGCCTGTAATGGGAAAGCACGGTTGTCTCGCTGTTGTGGTTGCAGATTTCTGGGATACGCACCATGCAGCCCCGGCCCCTCGCCTCTTTACGCAGGTTCATACGACGGCTCCGGTATCACGATACCCATATCCATGCACTTTGTTTCGAGGAACAGCAGGTAGTCGCTGAACTCTTGTTTGTTGAGCGCAGAAGAACGCTTGAGCGGTCGCATACGCTTACGCCCAAACCCCTCCAGCGTCTCCCATCCAAAACACTCGCCCAGAAAGTAGTCGTGCAAATCGTCACGATTCCATCCGCGCAACGCTTCCCCGCCACCTTCGATGATGGACGGATACACCACGCCCCACAGAAACTTGTTCTGTTGGTTGGTGCGCGGCCTGCGCCATTCCGTAACCTCGACCGCCCATGTCTTGAGCGGGTCAAGGTTAGACACCATACGCGCAACGACAGATGCCATCGCGTCAGGTCTGGTGCCTCGCGGGAAGATACGCTTCATCGTTCGGATGCTCTCACACGCGCAGCGGTCTGTTTCCATTCGTGGGCGTACTCGACATTCTGGTAAGTGTCGAACCACGGGCCACCCTCGGTGAAATGCACGCAGGTCGGGTCAGGAACCTGCGCCCGTGTATGCCAGCCCTCAAGGTAGTTGAATGTCGTCGGCAGTTCACCAATAACCCTGTCAGCAGCCCACATGAATCTATGCAGATACATTCCCGTTTCGGTGTTCACGATGTCGGGCGTTAACCCCTGCGTCATCGGGTGTTCGCAGTTGAACCACATAAACGACGACCAGTTCTTGCGGGGGTATTGCCGCTGTGCCTGTCCGTCCATCTTGGTCAACGCAGTCGGGCGGTAGTCGTGTTTAACAACCCATGTCGCAATGTCTGGGTTGGAATACTCGAAAAGCGACTGGAGGCTTTTGCGAACCAGAAAGTCGCAATCCATAAACAACGCCCGACCCCTAAAGTTGCAGAGCGCAGGGACAAGGAACCGCGAAAAACTGAACTCCGTCGCTGACAGGGGGTCAGGCGCACGCCAGTACAGCCCCATCTCACGCAGGTCGTCTAGTCGCAGCGCCAGCACCTCGGCATCCATATGCTCAAGGATGGAGGCGCGTGCGACCTCATACGCGATATCCTCGCGGCTGTCGTAGCCGATGAAGATTTTAAGTTTCAAAACGGCAAATCCTTGTCATCGTCAAACGGGGTTTCGTCCATCACCGGGGCGCGTTTCGGCGCAGCAACCTTGGCCTCGAACCGCAGGGACATAAACGCATCGCCGGTCTTCTGGCTGCGCTTAATCCATGCGCTGATGTTGAGGTCTACATTGTCGATGACGGCAGAGCCGCGATAGTCCGGTCGCTTGTCGTTGCCCTTCTTATCGTTTTTGAACAAAACGCCGGTCATGTTGTTGTCGTATTTCACAGGCTTACCTTCTCCAGTTTGTTGAGTTTGTCGTCCAACTCTTGCAGGAAAACAATCACTTCCTGCTCAAGCATTTTTATATAGTTGTCATCACGCGGTACACGAACTACTAACAGTTGCAGCCGCTCGGGGAGGCGCGGGTCGAATGACACAAAGTCGCACCACGGTCTATTGGTGCAGGCCATCTGCCATTGCATCTGCGTAAAGTATTTAAGGGGCGGCAGTTCTGCCAAAACATACTCAAGGTGAGTAGCCGTGTTTGGGCATTTCACCTCTATCAAACCCTCCTCGGCAAACCCGTCAGGGCTGGCTCCAGACATTGCCACGGTCGGGTGGTCGATGAACCCTACCTCCTCAACCAAGATGCCCGTCTTGGCGCTGTATGCGGCTCTGGCTTGCGGCTCGGTCTGGGTACCCCATTCCATCGCGGCGTTGCTAAACCCTTGTGCCTTCTGCCCCGTGAGGCGCTCCACCACAAGGTCGGCAAGGTAGTTAGCGCGACCTGCGCCATACCCGCTCTTGGTCTTGGCGATGACATCAGCAACACGCGATGCCGTGACCTTGCCAATGCGTGCGGCAAACCATTCGTCTGTACGCTGTTCCATCAAGCAAGCCTCAATACTTCAACGCATCGCTTGCTGCGGTTTATTGAGGTTAAAACAGAACCTTTGCCCCAAATTGCGACACAATGCGAGGCAATGCCGCTCCGCAGAGATTCACCGTCAAACATATCAAAAGGAATTTCAATCAATCCTTTAGGCTGTAAACTTGCAATGTATGGCTTGTAATGCAGGGCTACGCTTCCCATCGGATATTTCAAGTTTCGGCGTTTGCGTTTTGCTGTTTCCAGTTGCAAGTCACCCTGCGTATATTTTGTGCCGTCAGGCAATACAATTACGAATTTGACGGCAGGCAGGGCTTGCAAAATAATAATTGCTCGGTCAAATAGAGAATTCATGTCAACTCCTTCTTGCGTGCGCTAAACGCATCCATGTGCGTTGCGCGGGTGGCAGCATCAAGCGACTTAAACAAGGTAACAAGCGCAGCCGCGTCAGTTGCAGCCGCAATCTGCGCCAGCACTTCGGCGTTAGGCTCAACCTTCTCGGCTTCCGGCAAATCCTCGCCTGCGTAGATGTAAAGGCCCAGCCCGTGCATAGCGATGGCTTTTGCAAGGCAGCGCATGATGGCGGTGTTCACGGCAAACGCATCCGGGTCAACGATGGCGCGGTTGCGGTTGTCCATCACGGGCAAGATGCAGGTCTTGATGTCGCCCTTTATCTCGACGCTGACCTTAACCATTGCCGTGCCGTTACGCAGAACCATAACGGGGCTGTTGTCCCATTCGTGCGCCGTCCACCTTGCGCCGGGGTCAATCTTCAGCACCTCGGCCCATGCCCATGCCCACGACAGGTAAGACAGGTTGCCCTTCTTCTCAAGGTGACCGTTGACATTGATTTTCAGAAGTTCTGACATTTCGTGTTCTCCTCAATCATCTGTTTGAGTTCGCGCCGCAATTCGTTGTGGCGGTCGATGTCGGCTTGCGTCCAGTTAAGGATGACCGGCTCGGTGTGGTACCGGCGTTCCTCGCACTCGCGCTGCTGTTGCCAGTCGTCCATTAGAATGTCCTCACGGCAAGCCACGCGAGGGCGGCGAAGATAGCAAACGAGAACAAATACAGGCCGATGGTTTTCATTCGGTCACCTTGATGAGCAGGTGTGCCAGCGATTGCTCGACGGTGGCGTATTCCTCAGCGCACAACGCCAGCCGCCAGAACATAAATGCGTCATCCGTGTCGTCGGCAATTTCTTGCACCAGCACGCAGTCGGCAGGGCTGCGGGTATGAACCATCCGCGCCCATGCAGCACGAAGGGTCTTGTCGGTGATGCGGTACTCAAGGTGAGCAAGTTCGTCCCAAATGTTCACAGGTTGTCCTCCCACGAACGGCGGCGGTCGAGCCGGTCTTCAGCGGCCCAGTCAGCATCGCGCTCGGCTTTCTCGCGCTCGGCAAACTCCGCAAGAGCGTCGGTGTGAACAAAGATGGGAGCCGGGAGGGTCAGCCAAGTGCCGTCCGGCAGTTTGATGGAGGTGATGGCGGCTGAATCCATCGTGCCGTCGTTGCAGAACTCGAAGTCGAGTTCGCAATGCAACCCCTCGACCAGTTCGTATTCGCGTGTCATGTCAGTCATTTGTCTGCTCCTGTCTGTGGATGCGGTCGTTTGTGACCGTGGAAGCATCATGCGCTAACAGTTAACCGCTGTCAACAC